CAAGGCAAACCCGACGGCCTACGCCAACTCTCTGCCGGTATTCAAGCGGGGACGGAACTTCTACATTGAGGTGATCAACCCGGTGCACTATGCCAGCTATGTGGAGTTCGGGCATCGGACACGGGGCGGCCAAGGCTGGGTCGCGGGCCAGTACTTCCTGACTCTCTCCGAGCGGGACCTAGAGCGTATGGCTCCGGCGATTCTTGAGAAGAAGCTAGAACGGTTGCTGCGGGAGGCGTTCAATGTCTAACCTGGATTTTTCGAGCATCTATGACGGCGTGAGCCTGGCGCTCCATAGGGCAATCCCTGTCGCACAGGTGCATGGTGGAGATGTCCAGCAGGGGCTCAAGCCTGGGGACCTCAACGTGATTATGCCTTCTGCCGGACACACTCGGCAGGTGGGAAGCCGTTATCTTCGAACGCCAACGCTAGACGTGATCTATTACCCCAAAGAAGGAATGGCGGAGTGCTACAGGACGGCGGACGTTCTGGTCCGCGCTCTGGAGGACATCACCACCCCGGAGGGGGATGTTATCCACTGTACCAGCTGTGAGTGGTCGGTGGAGGATGGGGTCCTGCATATCTTGGTGAGCTACGACCATTACATCTATACGCCCAAGGACGAGGACTTCATGGAAACTTTGGAACTTGAAATGGAGGGATAACAATGGCAACGGCAAAAACGCCTAAGGCGGAGACTACCGAGGCTGTGTTTACCAAGGAGCAGCTGGCGGCCTCCAAGCGATACGCCAAGCGGCGGGACCTTATCATGGCCCTGCTGGAACATGGCAAAACCTACACACTGAACGAGGCGGACCGCCTCATTGACGGCTTTATGAAAGGAAAGGTGAAGTAAGATGGCATTGGGCGGCGGCACCTGGCAGACCCAGAACAAGGTCCTGCCTGGTTACTACGTTAACTTCTCCAGTGTGCCCAGGGCGTCTGCTACGCTTTCCGACCGCGGATATGCGGCAGCCCCTTTCGAGCTGAACTGGGGCCCGGAGGAGCAGGTTTTCCCTGTGACCTCTGGGGATATGCAGAAGAATAGCAAGACCATTTTCGGCTACGGCTACACCGACCCGGCCCTGCTGCCCCTGCGTGAGATTTTCACTCACGCGACCACTGTGTACTGTTACCGGCTGGGCAAGGGCGCGGTAAAGGCCACCAACGACCTGGCAACAGCCAAGTACGGCGGAACTCGTGGCAACGATATCGCCATCACAGTGGCTGCCAATGTGGATGAAGGCTCCCTCTGGGATGTCAGCACCCTTGTGGACGGCGCTGTGGTGGATATGCAGACCGTATCGAAGGCGGCTGACTTGGTTGGAAACGACTGGGTGGACTTCAAGGCGTCCGGCACCCTGGAAGCCACTGCCGGGAAACCCCTGGAGGGCGGAGAGAATGTCTCGTCCATCAACGGCGAGAGTCACCAGGCGTTTCTCGACAAGATCGAGCCCTACTCTTACAACGTCCTCTGCTGCCCTACAGCCGACCCTACCACGATCAAGCTGTATCA